CCTCCTGATCTGGATGGGAAACCTTGTAGAGACAGTGACCTTCCTGCTGCTTGATGGCCACGACATAACCTTCCTGTGATCCGTTTTCGTAACGGACGCGCACCTTGGCCATTTCGTTGAACTTCGGGGTCACAGGACGGAAAACTACAGAATCACCGGTGTCGCAACAAGCTCAAGGATGGAGGTGCATCATGGTTTAACCGCCACCCACCCGGCGAAGTTCAGGTGCCGCCAGAAGCAATCGACCGAGGTGAAGCCTTCCTGATGCAGAAGCTCTTCGTTCCATCGAGCGGTGACAGGCACCAGCACGCCTTCGAGCGACATACGCTTGCGGTCGATCTGCTCGTCGCTGTATCCGTTCTCGCGCTTGATGTTGAGGAACAGGTTCACGAACGCCTCATCAAGCTTGGCGGTGGCACCAAGAACCTTTTCCACGAGGATGAACGCGCCGCCGGGTGCCAGTGACTCAAAGACCCGCCGCACGATCTGCTGGCGGTATTCGATGGGGGTGAATTGCAGGGTGAGCACCGAGAGCACGAGGCTGGATGTCACACCAGGGAACTCGTGGCGCAGGTCGGCAGACTGGACGGTGACGCGATTGCCGTGAGGGTGATACGAGAAGTTCTGCCGCGCCGCGTCGATCATCGGCTCGCTGATTTCCAGGCCGATGTAATCGTTGTCCGCTCCGAACTTGGAAACGAACGGCAGGAGCGCCTGGCCGCGGGAGCATCCCATGTCGATGATCGTGGTGCCGGGTTGCACGAAGCGCCGGCCAACCTCAAAGGTCACCATGCGCATCGCGTTGTATTGCGGGATGCTCCGCTGGAGCATGTCGTCGAACACCGCAGTCACTTCCTGATCGAACTGCCAGGCTCCGCGTGGAATCACCTCGTCACGTTGGGCTTCACTCATGCCCGCGTGGCGGATGTCAACGCGGCAGTCGTTTGACGATCCGCGTCCCTTCGGTCAGGCAGGTGCCTTCCGCCGTCACCCATAAGCAGGGAATGGAGAACTTCGCATACATCTCGCGAGTCCGAGGGTTGCTCTCAATGGCGAGGTAGCGGGCGTCATCGCCGTGAATTGGAAACACGTCTTTTTTCAGCAGATGCTCTTTGATTGCCGGTGGATTCCACCAACCTTTAGGCGCGAAGCACGCATCCTGGGGACGCCAGCCGGTCTGCTCCTCGATGCGGTCGAGCGTCTTGATCGTCCAGGTTTCCGGGCGGGCGGTGATGAGCACGACGGTGTGTGGCCGCACAAGTTCCACCAGCCATTGCCGGTATTGCTCGTTGGCCAGTCGCTTCTCCATGCGCTCGGGCGTGGTGCCGTGCTTGGGCGAGTTCGCCACCAGCGTGTAATTGAGATCTAGCAGGATGATCATAGGGTAATCTGAAGACGTTGAGAGAAAGAGTCCATGGCGCATTGCACGAGTTCCATGCGGGTGCCGTCCGGATAGGGCAGGTTGAATTCGAACTCGATGGCCGCACGCAGGCGGGCTGGATCGACGGGACGTGCCGACGCACAGGCTGCGTTGATGTTGTTGGAAAAGTCATCGACCTTCACCGAACGGAAGAACGGGCCGAAGAGGTCGCGGAACTCCGAAACGGTGTGATACTTCTGGACCTTGGGCTTGTCCTGAAAATCACCGATGCGGATGCCGGGTTCGTAGTCGAGGCGGAACGCGATGTTACCCGCGTTAGACTCATTCATGAACGCCTTGCCATTTACCTGCCGCCAGCCGGACTCCCCTGCCGACGACGCACAGGCATAGACTTTGGTGAACGGCTTGCACAGAGCGGCGCAGAGGCAGGCGATGTGCTCGCGGTCTTCACGGAACGGCACGGAATTCAGCACGCTGGCGATGAAGATGCTCGTCCACTCTTTGCCCGCCGCCACTTCGGCTAGAAAGGCGCGTGCCAGTTCCACACTCTCCGCCTTGTTGATGCCCCCTGGTCCAAGGCGATACGGTTCGAACGGGGTGCAGTCGATCCCGGCCTGGCGCAGAAGGAAGGTTTCCGTCAGGTGGCCGGCACCGAAGTCGAGAATCGTCGAGCCATGTTCCTTGGTCCAGCGGGCGCGGTCGGATGCTTTGCCGATGTCGAAATCCTTGCATGGCTTCGCGCCGTGCGTGGCGAAGATGAAGCCGTTGCCAAGTTCGCGACGGACGCGGCGTGCGCGGCGGAACGAATTGAACCGAAGCATGTCGGCATAGCGCGTGTGGATGTCGAAGTCCATCGAGAGCAGATTCATCATGGCCCGGGCGAATTCCGCTTCCTCCTCGGTGACGAACACGACCGGAGCAAATGCCGCACCTTTTTCTGCCAGCATTTCCAGACGACCTATTCCGTTGATGACCGTGAGATCCTCGCGGCAAACGATGGGCATGAGAATGCCGTGGCGATGCAGCGTGCGGGCGAGGTTGCGGGCATACTGGATCCAGCGGCCCGAGTTCACCTTGCAGAGATCCTTCACGCTCACTTCCGCAGGCTTGAGGCAGCGCAGGAATCCATCACTGCCGACCTCTTTGTCGGGAATCCGAGCGGCGAGAGCCTGAATGTCCAGTGATTGCAACTCACTGGTGACCCTGCCCGGTGTGCTGTTGAAATCGAAATCGTTGGTCGCCCGGTTGAACACGATGTTGAGCGCCTTGCGCTGGTCGAGGTCGAGCGCCTTGGTCCGGGAAACAGGAACGTGCGTGGCACCCATGCGCGATGCGACGAGGTGGCGCTGGTGGCCGGAAAGAATCTCGCCGTCCGAGTCAGCGAAGATCGGCGCGATGAAACCGAGCTTGCGAAGCGACAGTTCGATCAGGTCAAGACGCTCGGCAACCGCCGACCGTGGATTGTAGGTGCTGGGACGCACCGCGTCGATGGATTCGAGGGTGATGTTCATAGTCCGAGGCGGCTGCGGATTTCGTTGAGCACGCTTTCCTTGTCGAAGCCGGCGTCCTGTTTCACGCGGTCACACCACGCGATGAATTCATCCTGAGTGATGCGGAACCGGTAGAGGCCGACCGCGACAGTGACGTCGCTCTTGTCGAGTTCCTTGTCGTGGCGGTCGTCGTCATCCTCGTCATCGTCATTGCCGCCCGGATTGAGCAGGCCCTCGATGTCGGCAGGCTCGAAGCCAGCGAGGATCGTATCGAAGTCGATGGCTTTCCACTCGCTGGCGATTTTTTCGAGTTCGTTGAGATCGACCGTGGAAAGTTCGGCCAGCCGGTTGTCAGCGACCAGCACGGCAAGTTCATCGTTCTCGCTGGCGAAATCCTGATAGTCCACAGGCACGACCTCGACACCGAGGTGCTTGGCGGCCATCAGGCGACCGTGACCGGAAACGATCAGGCCTGTGAGATTGGAAACGGTGATCGTCTGCCGCCATCCGAAGTAGCGGATGTTTTTGGCGAGCAGTTCGATCTGCCGCTGCGGGTGCGTGTTCGGGTTGCGCGGATTGGGTTTCAGTTCGCCCACCGGCACGAGTTTATCAAAACTGCACCAGACTTCGATGCCATTGGCGAGTGTGCGGGCCTTGGGAGAATCATCCGTCATCGTCGCTTTGGATGGTGTCAACGGCATGGGTGACTTGCGCAAGCAGTGGGAGGATCGCTTTCCACGCATCCGGCGGGCACCATCCGAGGGCAAACCATTCGCGGCTGCCGGCCACGTCGCGCCATTCGACGGTGACCGGTGTTTCCCGCCGCATGTCGGGTGACCGGTAGCGGAAGACTGCGCGGGCGAGACGACCACAGCGGTCGAAGGTGATCTGATGGATTCGGGCCTTCATGATAGCCCCTCCGCATCCAGCCAGGATTCCAGATCTGCCAGCGCGGCCCGGACACATCCGCCGCTGCCGACCGCGATCCGCAATGACGTCTGTTCATCGACCGGCCAGTGACGGCGGAGCATCGTGGCGATTTCCTCAGTGGACGGAGCGGCGAGCTTGATCGACTGGAAGCGCGTCTGGAACCGCTCGGTGAGCAGGTCGAGCTGCAGGTTGCTGGTTCCGACCACCGCCCGCCCTGGTGGAAGACGGTCGAGATAGCTCAGGAGCAAGTCCTGTGCGTCCCGCGTGCAGCGGTCCATTTCGTTGATGATCTTCACCGAATAGACTCCGAACAGGGAGCAGACACCCAGCGTGCCCATCCACTGTTTCACGGTTTCGACGGTGACGAGCTTGCCGTTGAATTCCTCGATGGCGAAGCGCGTGCCGGACAGTGCGCCGGCCACCATGTCGGCGATGCTGGTCTTGCCAACGCCGGGCGGGCCGTAGAGCAGGATTTTCACCGGGACGGCGGGATCATCGTGGAGCTTGCGTGCCTTGGCGACGAGTCGGCGGGCGACGGTGGCGGCGGGGCCGCAGAGGTCATCGGGTCCGGTAGGTCGCCACGCCAGCGGAGAGCTTGCAGGGCGCAGTGTAGGGTTCGGCAGAATCTTGAAGAGTTGTGACATGGGGATCTTGGTTGGGGGTGGTGATGGCCCTGGCGACGGCCTCAGCGCCCTTGCGGTAGAGGGTGACGGCGAGCAGTTCGCCATCGACGATCACCGACCAGTAGCGCGTGGCGTAGCCATCGGGTTTGCGGTATTTTTCGACTGCGACCTTCATCAGAAGTTGTAGTCATGGAATTGGCGGCGGCCGGGAATGACCGGCTCGCCGTTGGTAGTGCGGAACCAACCATCCTTGCGGCGACTGGCGCGATGAACGGCACCTTCGGGATTGGGCGAGTATTTGTAGGTCTGCTCGGTGTTGTTCACGCAATGGCCTGAGAATCCACCGGCGACGAACTCGGGTTTCCAGTCGTCGAGAACAGCAGTGTCCTCCTGCATCCAGATGGTTTTGCCGCTGGGGCTGATGCGGATCACCGTGCAGGCGGTCCGGTCGGAGTAATGGCAGACGCTCGCTCCCCCGCCGATTGCCGGTGTCCAGTCGGGTGCGCTCATTTGCCCCAGCCCTCCCTCCGACTGCGGGTCTTGATCGAGTTGGGGGACAGTCCGAAGTGCTCGGCGGTCTGCTTCACGCTGCGGCATTCGAGCCAGTAGGCTTTAACCTGCGACCAGCGATCGTCGCCGTGGCCGGGATTGCCGACCTTCTTGGCGGGCTTGGATGCCTTCGCCTTGGCCTTGGGTGGCGTGGTCTTAGTGGGCGTTGGTTCGGGCTCAGCAGTGTCGGCGAACGCGTCGTAACGTCCCGGGCTGGCCTCGGGTTCTGGACGGGTGAGTGGCACGACGTTCGCGGCTGGCGTGACATTGCCATCGCCCCCGGCTAGGATTTCCGCGACAATCTCGCGGATCAGTGGCACCGGGATTTCGGTGATGGTGAATACCAGTCCGTTGAGCGTCTTGCGCCCGAGGGATTGCTTGAGGAATTTCAATGCTTCGCCGCGTGTGCGGCCTTGGTAGCGACCTTCGAATACGTTGGCTTCCTTGTCGTCGCAGACGATGTAATACAGCTTGTTCATGGTGGTGTTTGGTTATGGTTTGGTGTTGGTGACGTTGCCGTCGGTGTCGATTCGGACGCTGAACGCCAGCAGTCCGGTGGGAGTTTGCTTGGCGAAGTCGGCTCGGAATTCGCGGGCATGGATGCCGGCCATCAGATCGACCGGCAGGATGCGCCGGGCGGTGAAGCCGTCTTTCTCAAGTCCGCGAATGCTTTGCTGCATCGCCTTGTTCAGATAGTTGTTAGGGATGGATGCTGTTGTCATAGCATCCCTCATCTGCCCGTCTGATCGGGCACGTCCATGTCTTTTTTCGTCTTTCTGTTGGATGGTCTTCATGATGGTAGTGGGCGGTTGATTTGGATGGTGCGACCCTTGGTTTCTCCGGCGACGTAACTGCCGGAATGAACTCTGCGGCGGCGTTGCGAACGGTTGCGGAGCTTGCCGTAGTGGTCGGCGACGTAGCGGGTGATGACCGCCTCCTGATCGACGACCACCAGTCCGTATGCCTGGCGCTGGTCGGCGGCGTACGATTGCTCGGCGCGTTGCTTCGCCGCCTTGAGTTCGGAGTTCAGCCCGTCGCGCAGTCCCCGGTAGTAGGATGCCTTGTCCGGGTTGGCATGGGTCCGCTTGAACTCGTTCCAACAGCGGAAGAAGGTCTGCCGCAGGAAGTTGAAGGCGTAGATGGCGAAGTCGATGTCGGCGGCGGCACCAATGATGTCCACGGGTGTTCCCCGACCATCGGGCATCAGGATCGTCTTCACGTTGAAGTGCGACTGGAGCAGCGACAGGATCATGATGTCCGCCGGGTTGAGGGTCTTCGGCAGATCGACCTTGCCCTTGTTGACGGTGAACGACCCAGCGCCCGTTTCGCCGCGCTCCATGCGGAGCAGTGCCGAGTCGATGTTGTGGCGGGTCATCAATTCCTGCGCCTTGGCGAGCGCCACCTTCGCTTCGTTCTCGGTGGAACCCCGGGAGCGGTCGGCCAGGCGGAGCAGTTTGCGGATTTTATCGAGGATGTCGGATTCAGATTTCATGGGATCTCAGGGGTTGTAGTTAGATGTCCTCGTCGGGCAGTCCTGCGGTGATGACATCCACCGGGATGTGGGTGGATCCGCCCGACTCGCAAAGGTCGGAGTAGCGGATCTTCGCGGCCTTGAGTTCGGCGCGGGCGATGTCCAGATCGTCCCAGCTTTCGAGGAAGACCCGGCGGGGACGACCGGCGAGAACCGAGCTACGGCCATAAGTTGAGTGGCCGTAGAGCGTCGGCTTGTTGGAGCAATAGGTTTCGCCGCGTCCGTATTCGAGGGTCAGGCGGCGGTGCTGTTTGATGTATTCGATGTCCATGTTGGTGTTTGGTTGGGGTTGGTCAGTTCAGTGGGAGTTGATGGATTTCTCGGCGTCGTTCATTCCGAGATTGCAGTAGGACTCGCCGGAATATCCGGCGGCAGCCCATTCCTCGCGGGCTTCATCGGTGAGCAGTTCGGCGACTTGCTCGATTTCCTCGATGGTCATGGCGTCTATTTCACTGGCGGTGTACATGGTGGTTTCAGGGGTTTATGGTTGCGGGTTGGATCATCTCAGCGGTGACGAGTTCGGTCGGGATGATCCCGCCGTGCGGCCATTCGACAGGCCGGATGAATCCGCGGTCGCCGTTCCATTCGGCAATCACATGAAGCGTGTCGTCTCCATCCCACTCGGGGCGGATCAGGACCAACATTCCGGTGACGTAGGTGGTGTCATTTCCAGTGTGGGCAGTCCCTTTCATCGTCCCTCATCTGCCAGTCTGACAACATGAGTCCATGTCATTTTTCTTCTTTTTTCGTCCCGTTCCGAATGCCAGTTAGATGATGAATTGGCATGGTGCATGAACGTCACGATGCGTGCCAATCAGGCGTCATTCCGCAGACTCTGATTCTGTTTCGATTGGCACGTTTCATGAGTGAAACGATGCGGAGAAATTATGTCTTTTTTTCTCTAACTCCACTTAGCCATGGACGTGAGGTGGCACCATGGCAGATATTAACCATGACAACGCCGACCATGTCCCGCCGCTTCGGAGTCGAGATTGAATTCCTCTCCACCATCACCAAAGAGCATGCCGTCATGAGCCTGAGAGCCGCAGGCATCCGGGTCGAATCCTCCTACTACACCCACGACACCACGCCCTATTGGAAGATCGTCACCGACGGCTCCTGCGGTTTGGAACTCGTCTCACCGGTTCTCGAAGGCGAGGCCGGTATCGAGGAAGTCCGCATCGCTGCCGCCGCACTGGAAGCCGCCGGTGCGCAAGTGGACAAGCGCTGCGGACTTCATGTCCATTTCGACGCCCGCACGATGAATCTCAAAGCGGTGAAGAACCTCTTCAAACTCTGGCTCAAATTCGAGGACGTTCTGGACACCTTCCAGCCGCAGTCACGCCGGGGCAACAACAACACCTACTGCCGCACGAACCTCGACCACAGCATCATCGACGCCGGGAATCACCGGGTCCAATGCTCCCAGATGTTCCGCAAGATCGACGCCTGCAAGAACATGGACCAGATGAAGCAGCTCTACCCCTGCCGCTATCGGAAGTTGAACATCCAATCCTACTTCCGCCACCAAACACTGGAGGTCCGCCACCACTCGGGAACCACCGATCCGGCCAAGATCACCAACTGGGTGCGGTTGATGGCCCGCATGTTTGACGCCGCCGAATCCGCCGCCGCAGTCCGGAACCGCCCCGAAGACAACGGCGTGGGAATGCCCCGCATGAAGTGGTTCTTCCAAGCCATCGACTCCAGGGGACTGACGAAATTCTACACCGCCCGCGCCAAAAAACTGGCCGCCTGATTTCCACCAATGACAATGACCACCATGAACACCGAATACCACACCATCGACGGCGCGACATTCTCCGCAGTCGATGCCACCGACCTGATGACCCAACTGCGGGCCGACAGCTTCAACCCGGAAGCCGACCTGCCGTCCTACTGCCGCGCCACCGCACGGGCATCCAAGATGCAGACCGGAAAACCGCACCGCCAGTGGCCGCCGAAGGCACTGGTCGAAGACATGCTCGCCTCTGGCCTGATCGCCACCGGCAAGCGCCATCCGGAATGGGGAACCACCAACGACTGAACGGCCATGGCATACCGAATCATGGAACCGCGCTTCCCGCTCGGGAAAACCGTGGCAACTCCCGGAGCGATGGCACTCGGAATCGACCTGGCATCCTACATGCACCGCCACCACTGCGGCGATTGGGGTGATCTCGACGAATGCGACAAGCAGGCGAACGAGGATGCCCTGATCCACGGCGACCGCATCCTCAGCCACTACAAGCTCGGCGGAGGCCGACGCATCTACATCATCACTGAATGGGACCGGGCCTCGACGTGTGTCATGCTCCCCGAGGAGTATTGATCCACGCGACGATGCGCTCGATGAAGTCGAGATCGAGCTGCTTTTCAGTCAGCCGGATGACGGTCCAGCCCGCCAACACGGCTTCGAGATACTTCTCGGCGTCCTTGGCGTAACCCGGTCCGCGGTTGTGCCGACCAGCTCCGCGCTGGAAAATCCCGCCCTCAATTTCGATCAGCGTGCGGCTTGCAACATGTGCAAAGTCGGCGCGCCACAAACGGGAAGCATGGAACCTCACTTCCCGCTCCAGGGGCGGACCTTGCGCCACCCTCCAGAGTAGCAGAAACCTTGATTCCAAGAGGGATGTAGCCATTTCCCTGGCGTCCGGAGTCAACGTCCCGAGCGTCCGTTATGTGGGAAACGCGAAAACAATTTATCACGTAAATTCAATGAGGGTCGGAACATCCCCGCCTCCGTCCTCCGACTTCAATAGATTCCTTCCGAGGTTCGAATCCTTCGTGCTGTGTTTGAACCTCTGCCATCGCGGCAATGACGTCTGGAGTGAGGTCAATGGACATCTGTCCTGGCAGTTCGACCATGAATCGCGCCCCTTCATTGAGAAGCCGTGAGATTCTTTGAGTGGGAGTGGTCATGATTGGGTGAGTAGTTGCAGGGGCGGGAGTTGAACCCGCAGAGGGCGAGGGTATGAGACTCGCCTGGGACCGTCCCTCCCTGCGGTTTGTTAGAGAGCTTCGTAGATGTCGAGGATCAGCTTGAAGTCCTTCTTGACGTTCTCGCGCTGTTCCTCGTCCCATTGATCGACAGGATCATCGGCCGTGGTCTGTTTCCACCAACGGATCAGTCGGTTGATGAGCGCAAGGTGAGTGATGACTCCCTTGTCAGCAGGATCGCCTTGGACTTCTTCCTCGGTCGCGAGACGACCGAAGTTGATGGACTTGCGCAGACGTCGGACGCTGAGATTGTGTTTCTCAGTCATGTCGAGCCAGTGTCGCTTCTCGTCGTCGGTTTTGAGCTTCGCGACCGTCTCGTGCTTGTACCAGTCGAGATTGTCCTTACGTAAGGACAATTCAACCTTACGTGAAACATAGGCCAAATTACGAAGCGTCTTATAAGCCAGCCCGGTGCGTGCCAGTGCCTCATCATATTTTGCGCCGTAGCGAGCCTCTCCGTAGTTGATCCAATCGCCAATGATGAATCCGATAGATCTGGCGATTGGTGCCAGCTTCTCGCCGAGGTTGTTCCATTCGTCGAAGCTCAGCTCCTCGTTGAATTGAATGCCAGTGGGAGTGATGGAAAACTTAGGGTCTTGGATGGCAAGTGTGTTCATGATTTTTGTGAGCGGTAACGTTTGAGTTGTGATCGTTGGTAAATTTTGCGGGCCTGCTCACTGCGCATTGCCCGGGACGGGGGCAGCTTCAGCCTCTCGATGATGTCAACGCAGCGCTTCGAGACAGCGGCCCGGGTGATGCCGTGACGCTTGGCGATAGTGGTCATGCTGTCGCCCGAATAGACCCGCAGGCCCAGGGCGATGGTGAGGCAGTCAATGGTGAGACGCGTATTGTCCTCTGAGACGATGTCGGCCACCAGGCGACGTAGGATTTCCGTCGCGCTGCCCATGGACTGGGTTTCAGGTGCTTCATCCTCGTGATCGACTAAGGCCGCGATGTCCGGCGTGTGGCTGGCTCTCGATGATTCGGCCATATCGTGTTCGGCGGCACCATTGCCGTGGCGTTGCAGGCAGGGTTTGAGCAGACCCAGCTTTTCTGCCTCCCGACGTTCTTCGAGAGTCATGGACTTCACCCATACCTCGTATTCGCGTTCGTACTGAGCATCTCGTTTCGTCTGCTTTTTGGCGTAGTCGTCGGAGTTCATTTTGAACCCCCTTTCAGCCGATCTAAAGCTGATGGCGCTGGTCCCCTCAAGGGTGAACCAGAGCGCGCGAATCTCGGTTTACCGATTCGCGCTCTGATTCTCTTTAGAGAATCTGTCAGGATGCCAGTAAGGTGCCTGACTATCAGCCGTCTTTTTCTGATAGAAATAGGTCCTGATAGGCACCCGGAGACGGGTTCAAACAGAGGGCAAATGGCAGGTTCAAACTCCATGACGACGCCCCCTCCACAGGCGGGTTGCTTTGTCGAAAACGAGCGGACCTGCCTTCATGTTGGCGAGGCAGTAGAAGACCCTCTGGGCCTCCTTGAGCGTGCAGTCGCCTTCGATCTCGGCGATCCGGTCAGAGACATAGGCAAGGACTGCGGATTCCTGGGGAACGCGCCCATTGGCCAGCGGTGGCATGGTCTCGACAGCCTTCCCGTAACGGTCCGCCGCGCTGCCCATCTTGTAGGTCGCTTTCGCCTTCTCGCTCTTGGGGTTGCCTTGTGGTGCCTTGAGCGCTGCAGGATCGGCATTCCGGTCAGTGATGAAGATCGAATCGCACCAGCGGACGACGAACGGCTTCACGGGCGGCAGGGCACGCAGGGTGAGGTCGATGACGTGAGCATCATCTTCTTCATGGGGTGTCATCGTCAGGATCACGTCGGGGTCGCGGGCAAAGACACCCGAGCCGCCGATCCGGTCGATCGATTCCTTGCCCGCCTGGTTGCCTTTGGAAAAGTGGGCACCGAAGACAGCAGCCGCGCCGGACTTCGCCGCCAGTTGCTCGACCTCGTTGAGCAGGCTGGCGATGTCGCCGGCGTCGTTCTCGTTCCGTGCGCCGAGGCCCTTGTAGATCGGGTCGATCAGGATCAGGGAATATCCGGTATCGCGGATGCGCCCGAGGATCTTCGGGATGAGCGCGGAAAAGTCGGTCGCATGGCCGCGGAGGTTCCAGATGTCGAAACCGATGAAGTCCTCGATCTCCTTCGCCGCCGCGATCCGGTGAATCCGGTATTGGAGCGCGAATGCCGGCAGCTCGAAGTTCAGATAGAGGGCGCGCCCGCGCAGCGTCGGAAATCCCCACCAGGGCGAGCCGGTGGACACCGAGAGCATCAGGTCGATCAACGACCAGCTCTTGCGTGCCTTCGACGGGCCGCCCAGCACCATTTTGGCCCCCTGGTGAAGGATGCCCTGCACGAGCTGTGGCGGTTCCGGTTCCGGCTGCCCCATGAACGCATGACCGGGCAGGATCGGCGGCAGGTCGGAATTCGAGTGCGCCGCCTCCCATGCCGTCCACGATTCCGCGCCGAATTCCAGCGCGATCAAGGCCTGGCGATGAACTTCACCATCGACCGTGCGCCAGCCGTCCGGGCAACGCGACAGCCGCGATGGGTTCCGGTTCTGCTTGTCCAGGTTGATGCCGGAGAACCAGCCCCAGATGATTTCGACCCGCCGCTTGTATTCCTTCTCGTCCGGAGCATCGACCCGGATCCACGCGTGCAGACTCTTGTTGCCCGAGTCGATTAGGGCGGCCACCGGCATGCCGCTGGCGACGACCGCATGGTATTGTTCCTCCTTCGGGATCGCCTTGCCGGCCTCGTCACGGTCGAACTCGACGAGGACATGGCGGAACGCGGTGACATCCTCGTTCTTCGCCCCGCCTTTGGTCATTGGGTTGATGCGCAGGAACAGCCCGAGTTTCGTGCCGAACACGCGGTCGATGCCGCCCTTGGTCGCCACCTTGGATTTCCACTCGGATGCCGAGAGCGTCACACCACGGCGCGGGACGATTTCGCCTTCCTCGTTTTCCGCTGCCGGGGCGATGGCAACGAATTCGTCCGGCTGGAAACACGCATCGAGCAGACGGACGAAGCCATCGTCGATGGTGACGGGAAGCGCCATCGTGGATCGCTCGCGGTGAACCGGAGCCGGTGACGAACGTCGGGGCGGCGCGGACGAAGGCATTTTCGGTGTCTGTGCCATGCCCGCACCGAGCGGTTCGCGTGATGTCCGGGCATAGGCCGACCGGATGGTCGTCCGGGCTTCGGCTTCGGTCAGCCCGTCAGCCAGTGCGCGGGCGAGGAGTTGCGCTTCCGTTTCTTCCAGCGGGTGGCCGGCGTCGCGGAACTGGCAGGTCGCATCAAAGAGTTCGGCATTGCGCATGCCCTCGCTCGCGCCGCGCTGGAGATATTCCAGCGTGCGCCGGGGCAAGGCCATGGTCAGCCCTGGGGATCGGTATTTTGCCATGGGGGTCAGCGGTTGGCGAATTGGGTATCGAGGAATGCCTTGGCTTCCTCAAAGGTGGCGAACTCCGGGCGTTGATGGCCGCGGCGGCGCATCACACGGACTTGTTTCGGCGTCGCCAGACCGAGCTTGCGACGGGTGATGAGGCGGTCGAGGATCAGTGACGCGTGTCCCTTGGTCTGAATGCCCATGGTATCCAGGCCGAATTTTTCCAGCACATCGAGCTGCTTCGCCGTGGGCGCGTCCGCCTGCCATTGCATGGTCGGGACATAGTCGGCCAAGGCGGCTTCGTTGAGGGAGACGGCAAGCTCCAAGGGATCGAGCACGCTGCCGCGACGCGTCCGGTTGGCGCGCAGTCGTTCGGTGAGCGAACGGGTGCGATCCGCATTCACTTCCTCGCGTGCCTCTTCGAGGTCACCTTCGGCACCGAGCTTGTCGGTGAGCGCCTTCGCGTCCGCTTCGTCTTCGGCGATCAGGTTCGCCGGTCGCATCAGGCTGTGCTCACCAGCCTGCCAGAGGAAATCGAGCACGAGCAGGTGATCCTTGCCAGGCCAGATCCGCGTGCCCCGTCCGATGATCTGCGAGTAGAGCGCACGCACCTTGGTGGGCCGCAGGCACACGACGCAATCAATCGACGGCTCGTCGTATCCTTCGGTGAGCAACATCGCATTGCAGAGGATGCGAGTTTCGTCGCGCTTGAACCGTGCCAGCGTCGCCTGCCGCTCGGTCGTCTGACCATCGACATGCTCGGCCAACAAACCACGGTCGCGGCAGATTTCCGCAAAGCGTTTCGACACCGCGATCAACGGCAGGAACACGAGCGTCTTGCGGTGACGGTTCTCCACCATCACATCCGCGATCTGTTCGAGATACGGTTCGAGCGCATGCCCGAGATCGTCGGCGCTGAAATCACCTGCCGTGGTGCGCACTCCGCGAAGGTCCATCCCTAACGGAACGGTCTTTACCTTGATCGGCGAGAGCCAGCCCTGGTTGACGAGATCCAGCAAGGTCACCTCGCAGGCGATGTTCTCGAAGTAGCGACCGAGGTTCTTCTTGTCGCCACGGTCGGGCGTCGCGCTGACTCCGAGCACCTTGGCGTGATCGTGGAAATGCCCGAGCGTGTTGAGGTAGCTGTCGGCTAGGACGTGGTGCGCCTCATCGACGACCACCAGCCCGAAGTGATCCCGCGGCCAACGCTCACGGCGCTTTTCACGCATGAGCGTCTGGACGGAGGCCACTACGACCGGAGCGTCGAGCGACGCCCGCTCGTCGCCCATTTCCACCTGGGCCTCGATGCCGGTGGATGCGCGGAGCTTGTCCACCGCCTGGGTGATAAGTTCCTCGCGGTGGGCGAGGATCAACGTGCGCTGCGGCTGATAGTCCTGAGCCAAGCGGCTGAACAAAATGGTCTTGCCGCCACCGGTTGGGAGCACGCCGAGCTGGCGGTCGAAATCCTCAAAGCCCTTGTGGATCTCCTGCCGAGCTTTCATCTGATAGGCGCGTAGGCCCATCTTTTCAGAATGGTTCGTTATCACTACGGCGTGCGGATTGGGGTTGGGCTGCGGGTTTCGCGCTGGACTTCGTTGCGACGGATTCGCCGGGCTTGGCAGGCAGCCACGCGGCGACCTTGTTGCGCTTCTTGCCGTTGTATTCCTCGACGCTGAGGCGGGCCTTGCCGGTGCGACCGATCAGGTCATCGGCGGTGATTTCGACGTCTTCCTCTGGTGAAACCTCTTCGCCGGTGGCGGCGCGGAAGCTGTCGATCTTCCAGAACGCATTCGGGATGAAGACGAGGAAGTCATAGAGGTAACTGCCGGGCGATGTCCGGAGCTTGAGTTCGATCATCTCGTGGCCGCCTTTGCTGATCGTTTCAATCGCATCGACAACTTCGACTTCGTAATCGCCCGGTTCGACATGATCGGGGCGTTCCTGTGGGGTGGATGAGGTGTAGGAGGGCATGATGTTAGTTCGGTTTGGTTTTGGTTTGTTTGAGATAAGTGGAAGGTGCGGCGTGCTTCACCGCCTCTTCCGGGAATGGTTTTTCGCTGGGCATCCGCTGGCTCCAAAGGGCGCGGAATTTCTCGGCTGATAGATTTCCGTAGGCCGCGAGCACCGGGCCGAAACCGAGCCGCTGGATGTGGTGGCCGATGGTTTCGCAATCGACGAATTCGCCGCCCTTGCGCGTGACGAGCTTCCACCCGGGGACCTCGCCGCCGGTCTTGAGTCGCTCGGTGGCGATCGTTTTCGCCCGCTCGTGGAATTCCTCGACCACCGCGCAGGCGGACAAAAACCGTCCGAGCTTTTCCGGATCGGCGAGCACCGCATCGAAATCGAAGCCGGCCTCGGCGACGGGCAGCGTCCCGCCAATCATCGCCAACCGCGCCGGACAGGTATCCGCCTTGGCGCACCAGGAGCAGTATTCACAGGGATTCGGCTGCTTGCCTGGATCGTTGAACGCTTTGACAACCTGATCGACGATGGCGTGCGCCTCTTCGTAGGTGAACTTGATCGTCTCGATCTCGCGTTGGTCGCAGAATAGAAGATGTGCCGTCCACTCGCCGGCGAAGTGCGCGCCCATCAAGCCGAGGGCGTAGGCCGCCATCTGCTCGCGATAGTTTCGCCGCGCACCGGTCTTCAGGTCGAAGTGCGTCAGCCGTGTCGGCACGATGGCATCCGCCGTGCCGGTGAGGTTGAGGATCTGCACCCGGCAGTCGTCCTCGCGGGCAAGCACCCGCTCGCGGCCGGAAATCGCCCGCACCATCGAAACCGCCCAGCCGACGGCGGCGATCTCATCGGCCGTCAGCTTGTTCGCGATCACGAAGCGCTCTTCGAGCCCGAGCAACTCGGCACGGAATGCCCGATCTAACAACGCACCACGCTCAGCAGCCGGGCCGGCCACTGGATTGCTCTCGTAGCACGGGCACACTGCCAGCTTCGGCAGGTTGGAGGGACGCAGCGCGCTCATGGCGCCACCTCCTTTTGGTTCGTGGCCACCCACTCATTGACGGTCGCCACGAAACGGTCCGGCTCTGCCAGCATCCGCGCCGCGTAGGCAGCATCGAGATTGTCGATGGATTCGAGCGACCCTTCCTCCGTGTAGCTGAGTTGGCCGCGGGCGACGAGAAAGTCCACCACCTGGGCCATGTTGGTCTTGTGCTGGAAGGCAGCAAAGATCCGGTCGGTGAGTGACGGCTCAGGCTCCGTTCTGGCAGCGACAGCGCCCCCCGGCACCGTCGCTGCCACACCGAACACCGGGCTCAATGCCTCGATGGCGAACGGAAGTTTGTCGGAAAGCCCATGGCGGTTCTTCGCGTCGTAGGCTGCCGTGTGGGTGGCGAAGAGCACACGCTCCTTGCCGCCGACGCCACGCATCTTGCCATTGTCCTTCTCTGCGACTTTGGTCACGTAGTTGGCGAAGAGCACGACGTCTGCCCATTCCTTGACCAGCGGGGCGACCTGCTTGCTCAGCTTCAGCTCGAAGCGGTCATAGCTGCCTGCCTGGTCAGGAGCTTCGAATTTCTTCACCGTGGCGTGCGCCAGGAAAACAACGTGGATGCCGCGTGCCAGCAGGCCATCAAGCGAGTTGAGAAAGCGGGCGAACTCCTCCGTGAGCAGGACCCAGCCTTTGCCGTAGCCAAAGTCCTCGATGGAGTCCTTGTTCGACTTCCGGCACAGGTGCTCGGCGAGTCGCTTCTCCAGCCAGTCGGCGGTGTCGATCACCAGCGTCTTGAACGGGTGATCCGCCTTGGCGAGCTGGGGGACTGCGGCGGTGATTTCCTCCCAGGTCGTCACCGCATCGAAGCGGGCGACATCGAGGTGGTGGGTGCCGCCTTCGGTGTCGAGGAAGACAGGGTCCGGTGATTGACCGGCGAGCGTCGATTTGCC